TCCCGCGACTCTCGCCTAGATCTAAACGAAGCCACACGGGTTGAGCTGCTCAAGCTCGCTCGGCACATGTACCGCAACGTGGGGCTAATCAAAGGGGCGGTGGATAGCATCGCCACCTATTCAATTGGGCCAGGACTCCGGCCACAGTATCGCGGCGCAGACCAAGACTTTGGCAGACTGTGTGAGGAATACTGGCGCGACGTGGTAGTGCCATCGCCCGAAGTTACCGGCCGGATGACTTGGACAGATATGCTGCTGGCGTTATCACGATCGATCGACGTGGACGGTGACGTGTTTGTAATCATGACGGAAAAGGGAAAGCTACAAATTGTCGAAGGCCACCGCGTTTGCGAAGGCGACGACTACGGAACTTCTGACGGCGTGTTCCTCGGAAAGCTTGGCGAGCCTACTGGCTATTTAGTTCAGACAGGTGAGCTGTACCGAAAGCTGGGCGCAGAGACAGTCATTCATTTGATGGAACTGGAACGGCCGGATCAAATCCGTGGCGGCTCTTCACTAGCTCGCGCATTGAACCATGTGCGTGATTTAAAAATGCTAGGCGAGTTTGAGAAGGACGCATTAAAATTACAGGGATCGATTGCGGCAGTCATCACGACAGACCAAGGCGACGAGCTGGCCGGGCAGGGCGGATTCTTTGGAACCGTGCAGGCTCAAGACACTGGCGAACCTACGATCGCCCGCGAGGAGATTACCAGCTCGGCAACCATTCCTCGCCTTTCACCTGGCGAAAAGATTGAGATGATCGGGCCGAACAGGCCGCACGCTGGCTTTGAGCCTTTCGCCAAGTTCCTGATTCGCGACGTGGCCATGGGCCTCGGCCTGCCAGTTGAATTCGTTTACGACCCAGCAAGCGTCGGCGGGGCAGGGATGCGGTTTATTGTAGCAAAAGCCCAGCGCAGATTTGAACAACGGCAACGCCTACTCATCGATAGATTCTGTAATCGCGCATGGCGCTACTTCATCGGCGGCGCGATTGCCAACGGCGATCTACCTGCCGTGGAGGATTACGCAAAGGTAACGTGGCAAACTCCGAAGTCACTAACCGTGGACGCAGGTAGAGAGGCACAGCAGGAACGAGAGAACTATAAAGCGGGACTATCCTCCCTCCAAACCTACTTTGGAGAATTAGGTCAAGATTGGGAAGAGCAGGTCAGACAAATTGCGAAAGAGCGTGAATTTGTTGCATCGATTGGGACTGTCGCCCCACAGACCGATGTGGCGGCCCCGGTGGAAGTAGTTAAGGAAGCACCCGCAATCGACGAACCCACGCCAGTTAATCCTGAGAAAGATCCGAACGCTGGCCCAGATGCGGAACTAAGCGCAAAGGTTGAGCTAGATTTGCCAACACAAAACGCAGGCGAGACTGATGACAAGTTTATGAATCGCTGCATGGGCAATCCAACAATGGTGTCGGAGTTCCCAGAAAACGATCAAAGGGCAGCCGTTTGTGCTAGGCAGATGAAACTATCTGCCAAGCCACAGACAGAATCTTTCACCATGCTGGACGATCCCGATTACAAGCTCAGCGACAAAGAACTAGACATGATCGCGAGCGCAATCGGGCTTAAAAAAAAAGAAAAAATAGAATTAGCTAAACCCACGGCCGGCATGATTGCCGAAGCTAAGAAGGGGCTAGAGTGGCGTCGGGAATACAAGCGGGGCGGGACTGAGGTGGGCGTGGCTAGGGCACGCGATATAATCAATAACGTAGACTTTCCGGATGAGACAATCGCCCGCATCAGCTCATACCTAGCGAGGCATGAAGTGGACAAAAAAGGCCAAGGGTTTAACCCTGGCGAACCGGGATTCCCATCGGCAGGCCGGATAGCTTGGGCGCTTTGGGGTGGCGATCCTGCCCAGAGCTGGGCAGCGGTACAGATGCGCCGGATCGCCCGCGAGATGGCGGCTCGGCCGGGGCCGAAGTCAGCCAGCCAAACACCCGCGCCAGCAAGTGAGCGTAAGAAGGGCAGTGATACGAACCCAGCCGGCACAGCTTCCACCAAGTCAAAGGCAGGCGATATCGAGATCAGCGAAGCCGTCGAGCAAACTTTAAAAAACAAAATAGCCGACTTTAAAAAAAGCTACCCCAACCGCAAGGCGCCCAGCTTAGGGGCACTCAAGAAAGTTTTTCGCAGGGGTGCCGGCGCTTTCTCAACCAGCTTCAGGCCAACGATCGGCGGGGGAAGGCCCAACAGCCGGACAGCCTGGGCGATTGCCAGGGTAAACAAATTCTTAAAGATGGCAGGCGGCGGCGAGGTAAAGAAAAGCTACCGCGAAGCTGACGGCGATCTGCTCTAAAGTTGACGTTCTCCTTGGCCTATATGGCCAACAAACTAAACAGCGTTTCTATTTTAACGGTTGGAGAGGCTAGGGGTCACAACCTCAAGATCGACCAAACCTCGCTCGAGCAAGCGCTCAAAGTGGCGCAAAGCATGAAGCGGATCAAAGTGACCATGGGCCACGGCGCACCCGTCACCGGCATCCTTGGTTACATCGATAATTTCTCAATCAAAGGCGACCGACTGCTGGGCGATCTAAACCTCTTTAACACTAACGAGGCGCAGTTTGTCGAGCAGTTGGCCCAAGTGTTGCCCGAAGGCTTTGGCATCTCCCTTACCTTTAGCGGCGTGCCTGAGATCATGGGGGCTGAGCGCTTTGCCCGAGTGACTGAAATCTATGACTGCTCAATCGTTTCTGAACCAGCCGCCAATCCCGCAGGGATGTTTTCTGCCTTCTCAGCAGTTGACATGAAAAAACTTCAAATGAACGAAGCACCTGTCGAAGTCAAAAAGGAGTTGAGCGAGCCGACCGTAGAGGCCGCACCTGTATCTGCTCCTATCGTCGAAACCGCTCCTGCTCCCATCGAAGCAAAGGCCGAACTAGCTGAAATGCCCGAAGAGAAAAAGGACGAGCAGAAGATGGCCGAGCCTACTCTGACCGACATCGCGGGGATGTTGACCAAACTAATCGGCATGCTGACTCCCAAGATCGAAGAGGACGAAGATGACGAGGAGATGGGTTACAAAAAAGAAGAAATGTCCAAGGCCGACGACAAGGCCGTGACCACTTTGGAAAAAGCCAAGGCCGACGCTGCTGGCGCAGTGGCGGTTCCCGCTGAATCGAGCCAACCGCTCGGCCGGGCAGAAATCCTCAATCAATTCAACGCGGAAAAGAATCCGGCCCGTCGGTCGGAACTGCTCCGCAAACTCGGACTGTAATCCAGTCCACTAGGAGAACACTACAATGGCCAACACAATCGGAACAACGAATGCCAATGTAATCGCTCAGAGGGCTCTCGAGATCCTCGTGGCAGATTACAGCTTCCTCAGAAACTCCGTCACGGATTTCAGCAGCGAAGCAGCTAAATACAACGCCTCGATCTTTACTCATCGCATCTCTGCGACAACCGCCCAGGACTATTCCCAGGCTAATGGTTACGCAGCGACTGCAACCACCCAGACGGACGTGCAGATCACTCTGAACAAGTTCAAGCACGTTTCGTACTCTGTGGACGATCAAGAGCGCACCAGCTCCAACATCAACCTGATCGAGCGTTTCGCCGGCGCAGCCGCGCACGCCCTCGGGTTGCAAATGGTTGGGGATTTGCTCGCTCTCGTGACTTCCTCCACCTTCACCAGCGCATTGACGGTTGCTTCCAGCGCCTTCTCCTACCGCTCGGTAGTGTCGGCCGGAATCACCCTCAACAACAGCAACGTGCCAGTCAACGGCCGGTACGCTGTTCTTAACCCCAGCTTCTACGGCGCACTCTTGAATGATACGACCGTCGTGGCCAATCCTCAGATCACCGGCGACCTCGTTCGCACGGCTGGGATCGGCAACGTGGCTGGATTCAACATCAACCAGTACAGCGCAGTCCCCGGAAACAGCATCACGCTCGGCGGATTCTTCGCCCAGCAGGAAGCCCTGTTGATCGCGGCCCGCGTTCCTGAAGTTCCGACCGGCGTTCCCATCCCTGGGGACATCTCGGTTGTGACGGAACCCCGCACTGGCCTATCCGTTCAAGTTCGTGAGAACTACGACGTGGTCAAGGGCATGCTGCAACGCACCTACGCTCTGATCTACGGCGTGAAGGCCGGAGAAACCTCCAGCCTCGTGCGTATCAACGGTAGCTAATTCACTCGGGGAGGGCGGTGGGCTGAAAGGCTCACCGCCCTTTCCACTTTAAGAAATCCTCATGTCTGAATTTACAGAAGCGTTAAAAGAAAGTCTGGCCGCTCTATACGATCAAACTGGCACGGCAGCCACAATCGGTTCTACTTCAGTCACTGGCATCCTTTCGACGATTACCCGCAAAGAAAGCGTGGAGCTTGGCGGGTTTGATTTGGATCTTAACTCTACCTTTACCATTGACGTGGCGAACTTAGCCACAGCTCCCACAATCGGATCTATTCTGCTGGCCAACTCAGTCAGCTATCGAGTGGCGTCGATTGATACTTCTGTAGGTAGTTACGTGCTCGGTTTGCGAGAGATTTAACCGTGGCCACTCGAAATCCTAAAATCTCCATCTACATGATCGCCGGGCACGAGGCGCAATTTATTGACCGCTGCCTTACCGCCTTTAAGCCATTCTGTGACGAGCTAGTGGTCTGCATTGCCCAAGGCGGGCGACCTGACGACGGCACGCGGGCCATCGCTGAAAAGTCAGGCGCCAAGATCATTGAATACAAGAACGCACCGGCAGGCGCGAGCTGGCCGCACGTCGATAACTTTGCCGCCGCCCGCAACACCGCATTGGATGCCTGCACCGGCGACTATGCGGTATGGGTGGATTGCGATGATTTGCCTCATAAAGACCTCAAAAACGCTTTAAAAAGGGGCGTGGAAGCGTTTGAGCAGAATCCCAAGCTCGGCATCTATGCGGGCGTCTATGACGTTATAAACGCCAAATTAAGGCCAGTACGTGAGCGCATGGTAAGGCGTATAGACGGCGTATGGTCTGGGAGGTGGAACTATGCCGTGCATGAGGCGCTATTGCCCAATGCTGGGCTAGAATCTGTGGGCGAACAGGCAGTATGGGTGGAGCATCACCCAGGTGGCTATAAGCCAAACAGCGCCGATCGTAATCTCCGTATCCTTCAGGGCCAGTTAAGCGAGGCAGGCAAGTATGCCTACTACTACCAGCAGGAACTTTTCCTAGGAAATCGCAGGACGGAATCAGAGCCGTGGTCGCATGTTGCGGCCGTCTGGCCGGGGCAAGAGGCCACGCTGGCTTACGAGGCGGCATGCAATCAGGCCACAGCTACGCAAGACCGCACGGTCAGGATCGGCCTATATCAAAAGGCCCATCAGATGAATCCTGGGCGAAGAGAGGCGATTTACTTTTTAGCTAGGGAAGAGGCCAGCGTGGGTGCGTGGTTGCAGGCTTATCACTTGCTGAAATCTGCCATGGTACAGCCCGATCCAGGCGTAAAGATCTGGAACGCCCAGCGCACGATTTACGACTTTGAGTGCATTGATTTATACCTAGCGGCCTGCAAAGCCGTGGGCGATACGGCTGAAGCAGAAAAGATTGAGAAGATGTGGCGGGCACAAAAGCCCGTGAAGATTAGCGTATGCCACGCCACGCGAGGCCGACCTCAGGAGGCCATTAACGCCCGTATCTTGTGGATGAAAAAGGCGGCAGATCCAGCGTCAGTCGAGTGGATCTACTCAGTCGACGATGACGACCCTAAAGCCGACATGCTGAAAAATTGGGGAATCGTTAAAGGTAAGGGCGGATGTATTGCCGCTTGGAACAGGGCGGCCGAAATAGCCCGTGGAGAGATTATCATTCAAGGCTCTGACGATTGGGACCCTCCGCTGCATTGGGACAAGATAATCACCGACAGGATTGGCGATACCAGCAAGCCCAAGGTACTGGCAATTTCCGACGGCCACCGCAAAGACGATCTGCTGTGCATGGCAATCCTCACCAAAGCACGGCTGCAAGATCAGGGCGCCATGTTTGCCGCTGAATATGACGCATGCTCCGGAATATTTTCGGATAATGAATTTTCCAATAGAGCTGCTTACGACGGCGTCATCATTCCTGCTAAGGACATCGTATTCACTCACAATAATCCGCTCTTCACCGGCGCAGCGCAGGATGCGGAATTTAAACGCCACAACGCGAAAGAGAACTATGAGCTTGGCGAAAAGATATTTAAGGAACGTAACCCGTGATTCATACCCACAACGCACTGCGTTTGGGGGACAACCTGGTGCAGTTAAATTTTCTGCGTCGGCTATGCCTACAAAATCCAGATCTTGAGATTACTCACTATCACAATCCAGAGCTGTGCAAGTTTGAGGAGATTGATGCCTTGCGTAGCGACATGTCTTTACGGGTACGCATTAGACCAATCAGCGAAGCGCCATCTGATAGTATTGATTCTTGGCGGAATGTAGGCGGGTATTGGGAGCGTCACCCCGACAAATTAAACTTCGCTAAATTTCATCTATGTTGGTTTGAGGAACTGGCCAGCAGGATGTGCGTAAAGAATCCTATTCGGAAAGTCGATGACCTCCTGTTTGACTATCCAGCTTTAGATTCCTTTATTCCGATGGCGCCAGATTTCGACATCGTTGTGATAAATTCGCCAGGGCTTTCTGGGCAATTTACAAACTTTAACCCCGATGATTTTCGCAACCTAGTATCTAAGCTAGTTAGCAAAGGGCATCGCGTAATTACCACAGTCGCTACTGGATTATGCCCGGCATTTGATGGCAAAAATGTAACTTGGATCGGAGCCACTGCGGCCAAGGCAAAAGCCGTGATCGGTACATCCACCGGGCCGAGCTGGCCGTGCCTCAACGTTCACAACAAAAATGCCTTCCACTTGCTGTGTGCAGATACCGAGACAGTCATCTTTACCGAACGCGGCCAGATGGCTAGGAGCGCATTTCACGCCCTGCACATTCTTGAAGAGGAAGGCTTGCTGTGAAGAAGGAGCTGACTCAGGCGATGGATTTATTGGCTGCCGATCCGGCCGTCAGGTTTATAGGCTACGGGGTAAAGATAGGCGGCCGGGCAGCAGGCACGCTCAATAATGTTCTGGATTCACAACTGATTGAAACGCCTGTCGCTGAAAATCTGATGGTGGGCTTGGCTACTGGCTTGAGCTTAGCTGGACTCAAGCCTGTCGTTTTTATTGAGCGGATGGATTTTATTCTGAACGCACTGGACGGCATCGTGAATCACCTGGACGCAGCTCAGCATATTAGCTGCAATCAATTCAAACCGGCCGCCATTTTGCGGGTAGTCATAGGCAACAAAAAAAAACCGCTCTACACAGGGCCAACGCATACGCAGGACTTCACCGAAGCTCTTAGGAAAATGATCGATTTTCCAATCGTCGAATTGAAGAAGGAAAGCGTAGTCAGTGAGTATCAAAGCGCACTGCACAGATTAAGCGCCGGGACATCCACGATGCTGGTTGAGCGAAAGGATGAGTGGTGAAGCAGAACAAGTACAGCGACCTCAAAATCTTTTCGTTTCCAGATAAGATCGCCAGCTTTCGCGACGACATTATCACCGCACCCATCTACGTGCGGATTAAGCCGACGAATATCTGTAACCACGCCTGCCGTTTCTGCGTCTATTCAGACGGCACAACTCGGCCCAAGGATCGGCCTGATTTACACTTACAGGCTGGGATGCACACCAGCATGAACGAGAGGGACGTCATGCCGCGAGATAAGGCACTAGAACTCATAGAAGATCTTTCAAGCATGGGAACAAAAGCCGTCACCTTTAGCGGTGGCGGAGAACCTTTACTGCATAAAGACATCGTAGAAATTATGACTAAGACAGTTTCGTCTGGGCTGGATCTGTCCATTATTACTAACGGCCAACTGCTTGCAGGGGAAAGGGCGGAAGTATTGGGCAAGGCAAAGTGGGTGAGGATATCGATGGACTACACAAGCGCAGAGCAGATGGCGTCTAGCCGTAACGTGCCTGACAGATCGTTTGATTCTGTGATGCAGAATATAAAAAACTTTTCTAACACAAAAACGGAGAGTTGTGATCTTGGGATTAACTTTATTATTACCCGCTACAATTATGAGGGACTAGTCCCGTTCGCTAAACAGCTCAAGGATTCAGGAGTAAGTAATGTCCGTTTCTCGCCAGTGTATGTGCAGAACTTTAAAGAATATCACAACACGATTGCGACCAGAGTGAGGGAGCAACTAGCCGAGTGCCAATCCTTTTGTGATTCAGATTTTACCATCAACACGACCTACGATTTGGATAGTCCAAGCAAGTCGCCCGTTCGGCCATTTCATCGCTGTCTTTACGCTCAGGCCGTTTGCGTGGTAGGTGCGGATCTGAATATCTACGCATGCCACAATACCGCATATAGCAATCATGGCCGCATCGCATCCATGAAGGATCAATCATTTAGCCAGGCATGGTTCGGAGAAGAGGCGAAAGCATGGCACAAGAACTTTAACCCTGGCGTTAGTTGCCTCCATGAATGCGCCAATCACGCCAAGGTGGCACTGTTTGAAAAGCTGGCCACTGATAGTCACGACGCCTTTGTATGAACAAGCAGGATCTGATTGATTTTGAACTGCGCATTAAGGCGCTATTTGAGCAGGGCAAGCTGCCATATCTGATTCATTTATGCGGGGGCAATGAGGATCAGCTCATTGAGATATTCAAAGACATTAAGCCGGGCGATTGGATCTTTTCAAGCCACAGATCCCACTATCACTATCTGCTCGCTGGCGGAGATCCTGACATGCTCGAGCAGATGATTAGAGAGGGCCGCTCTATGTTTGTCTTTGACCGCAAACTGAATTTCTATACGTCAAGCGTGTTGGCTGGCACTTGCGGGATAGCGGCCGGAGTGGCGCAAACATTAAAAGAGCAGGGAAGCTCGGCAAAAGTGTGGTGCTTCTTGGGCGATGGAGCTGAGGACGAAGGCCATTTTTATGAGGCCGTAAACTACGTGGCCGGGGCGGATCTACCCTGCACCTTTATTATCGAGGATAACGATCGATCCGTGGATACGCCGAAGGCAGCCAGGGGAAAGGCCACGATGACTTGGCCCGATTGCGTCAAGCGATACCACTACACCCCAACATTTCCGCATGGTGGCGGTGGATGTAAAACCATGGTCACATTTGATCCGTCCATTCGCCCGATCTGGTGACAAGAGGAGTTTAGAATATGCCCGCCGTCACCATGCTTGATCGTTTAATTGAAGCTGCCTTTCAAGAGCTTCTGTCTGCAACCGTTACTGGGGTCAGCTATCACTTGTCCCACGACAAGACGGAGAACATGCCTTCATCTATTGTAATAAAAGCGACGCTAGGAACGGAAGAACCAGTGCAGGGATCTGGCGTGTTCAGCGTGCCGGTTGAAATTGTGGTGGATGATTCTTATGACGACACAACCGTGGATGTTCACACTCAAAAATGCTCCAAAGTGCTGCAGGCTTTCTATGATTCCAGCCCGCTCGCAAATAGATTAAATGCCACAACGGCCATCGGATCTGCCCGCTGTTACAACGCAAAACTAGAATCTGTAGAACCAGAGGCCGACGACGAAGAGCGAACAATGCGTCGCACCTACCGGCTGGCAGTCATCGCATATCCCAATTCGATCGCGAGTTGACACAAAATTTAAGGCAATATGGCAGCCACAACCGTCGGAACTTCTGGTCTCGTTTTTGGTATTACCGCTGAAACTGGCGGCTTAGTTCAATCTTTCACAGAGACACGCAATGTAGAGCGTGCAGAAGTACGCAATCAAAGCGGCGAAGTAGTTGGGGTTGGAATCTATAACCCTACCGATACCTTCGCCTTTTCCACTACTATCACCGGAGCTTATGCCACCACGGCAGGCGCGGTGCTCACGACCCTAGCCAACGCAACCAGCACGGGTGGCAAGATCATCGTGGACTCTGTTACAGTCAATAGAGCCTCGGACGGCTTTGTCACTGTAGACGTTTCCGCGACTCGCTTCCCCAATATGAGCTAAACCGCAAGGGCGGGTTTATGAGATCCTAAAATGGTAGATAGTTTTTGGGGTACAACGAATATCAAAGTGGCTGCGGCCGCTTCGGCCTTTGGCGCAAAGTTGCGACAAATGGATCCAGTTACTTGCATTATCAAGGAGGACACAGGCCAAAGGCAGTTTACTTTTTGGTTCACAATATCGGGTGGGGAAGAGGCAAAGGCCGAAATGGAGCGCACCTGGGCAGATATGAAATCTGATGAGGAATCACCCATTCGTTATGTGCGGGCAGCGCTGGAAAATCGCGAGACACTTCTGGGGCTGATGAAGCGTGCCGAGCCAATCATCTCAATTCAACGCGGCGGGCAAACTCTTCTGGTTAGTCAACGAGCCAGCCCAGAACTTAAACGGGCAATCCTAAAAAAACTATGAGCGAAGAAAGCCTACTGGAAGAATTAGATAATGCGTTCGTTACGCCAGATCGCTATTTCAAAAAGGAAAAGCTGGCGCCTTATACAGAGGGCAGTCGGCTTCTCGTTTTGCAGATTAGAGACGCGGCGGATAGTCCAATCTTTTTCGTTTACGGATTTATTCTCATGCACATTTTGCTGGCGAAAAACAGGAAGTCAGCCATTAAGCTGGCTTGGGATAAAGACGCATTCCGTGAGCGTGTAATGGAATGGTCTGAAAATATCACAGATCAGGATCGCGACGAGGCCAGCTTACTGGTCACATCCATTTTAAACGAGGCCAATAAGGCCAGAGTGAACGTTATCCCCAGCGGAGTACCGCAACCGCCGGGAAACGAGTAACGCCAGGGGCGACCGCTTCGAGCGTGTTTATCCTGGCAAAAGAAACAGGGTGGTCACTGGAAACGATATTGTGGGAAGTGCCTTTGATTCTCGTAAACCAAGCAGCTCACGTTTTTATGTATATGAACGGCACAAAACTGAGACGCCCAGCGGATCTTTCCGGATCTGAACTTCGTGACATTGAGAAAGCGTTAGGACTATGAGCGCCAGCCTTACCGTTAATCCTGCTAAACTTCAAAAGGCTCTCAATGCTTTTGTTGGAAGCACGAAACTGCAAGCAGCAAAGGAAATGCGGATTCAGGCTCGCATGCTTTGCGTAAGCCTAGCCAATTCCACACAACCTTTTGGGCTTAATGCCAGGGCAAAATCATTGGGCGAAAAAGCAGTAACAACAGACATTGACCGCGTGTACAAGTCCGGCCCGACAGCAGTGCGTGAAATTGCCAGCCTTCCACTGCCAAGAGGTAAAACAAAAACGCAAAACGCAAAACAAGCAGCCGCTGCTTTGGCTGCTTTAATGCTTGGCAAAACATTTGGTAAGGGCAAGAAGGCAGCGCAAACCCATGGCAAAGCCAGAGAGCTACTGGGCAGGATTAATCATAAGCCATATATTTATACAGAAATCGGAGACTTTGATCGTGGGGCAAAACATGCCAGCGCACGGTATGGCAAAAGCAAGCGAGTCCCAAAAAATCAGTACGTTCGCCAGGTGGTAACAAAGGAAAGTGATCTTGCTAAATACTTTAAGGAGAAGCGCGGAAACGTAGGTATAGCAAAGTCAGGCTGGGCCGTGTGCGCGGGCATTCTTGGCGGGTTTAAGGGAATACCAAAATGGGTCTATCGCCATACTGGCGGCGGCCGTGTGCAGGATAGGTCGCAGACAAAAGCAGGCGCATTTTCAAAGCCCTATATTTCAATGACAAACACAATCCCTTGGATATCAAATGTAATTAGTAAATCCACCGTTCAGAGATCCATTGACATACAGGTCATAAAAATGATCAAACGCTTGTCCATCATCGCTAATTACGAGCGAAAGAAAGCGGGTCTGTAATGGACGCAGTCGCTACAGCCAAACTCGCCTTAGACGCATCCTCGTTTGATCGCGGATTGCAAAGGGCAGAAGCCTCTGTCGCTCAATTTGCAAAGACGGCGGGCACGATGGTCGCCGGTGCTTTTGCCTTTGATAAGATTATATCTGGGTTTTCCATGGCGATTGAGAAGGGCGATCAGCTTCAGGACATTGCTGAAAAGTTCGGCGTATCAGCCAGCAAATTGCAACTACTTGGAAACGCTGCGTCAGTCTTTGGCAGCGGAGTTGAGACAGTGTCGGCCGGGCTGAACAAACTTTCCCTCGCACAGCAGAAGGCGATCGCTGGTGATGATGGCTTGATCAATACATTTAAAGAGGTCGGAATCACGATTGATGATTTAAAGACAATGGGGGCAGAGGATATCTTTTTAAGGATATCTGATAGTTTCGCCAGTGGGGCGAACGAAGGTCGGCAGTTCATTATCGTTAACGAGCTACTTGGGAAAGCTCAAACAGATCTGATTAAAGTAATGAACCAAGGATCAAATGCTATCTTGGAGCAGGGCAACGCGATTGGAGTCTGGTCTGACGAGACGATTGCCCAATTATCGGCTGCATCCGATTCCCTTAAAACGTTTCAAAATACATTTATGATCGCATTCGGAACTTTAGCCGCATTTTTAAATCCAATTATTGAAGCATTTAATCAATTTGCTCAAGAACTTGCCATGGTTGGTTACGCCACAAAGACATTGCTGACCGGCGATATGAAGGGAGCCTATCAGATAGCTCAAGACATAAGAAAAGTTCACGCGGAATCCTTGCTACCAAAAGAAGCTCAAACCGCGCAAACAAAGAAAGCGGCAAACATGGCAAATGCCGCACAGGCCGAAGAAGATATTACTGCCAGCCTTTCGGGCGAGAGCATATCCAAGCCAATCAGCATGCCAGCCACTATGTCGATTGAGGTTTTTAACAACATTTACAACGAAGTGCGCACAATTAAAGCTGGGGTTT